CATACGAGATTCGCCTTAGTCTCGTGGGCTCGGAGATGTGTATAAGAGACAGGATCGCAGGGCTGAAGAGACAAGGCCGGACAGCCTACTCCATAATCAAAGAGGAGTATGGTTACACTGGCTCTCGCGAATCTGTCCTTAAGCAGATGGAAGATGACCTGGTGAGGTGGGACTAATGTATTGGAGATTTCTATATGATGTCGAAAAAGACTACAAGGATAGGCTTCATGACACATCGCTTATGTTCATCGAGACTCACGAAGGATTTATGATTGCATTCAATGGCGATGATGAGCCTATGAGCTGGTATGATTTCCCTGAAACAAATGCTAAGGAGTGTGGGCTATGATTGAAAATTTGATCTTTAAGCTCAAGTGTATGTGGTGCTCCCTCTGGGGTCACCACTTTCAATCTAACCACGTTGGTGCCATCCGGTGCGAGCGTTGTAAGCTGCCCTGGGTAGTAAATGGAGAAGATGAATGAGGCTTGTATATGACAGAGACCAGTCTGAAGTAAAGACTGGCGATATGGTACAGTTAGGGTGTGGAGTAGCAGAAGTGCATTACTTCCGTGAACCTCACAAACCCGCATCTAGCGGAAAGGTAACACTCAAGACTGGTGGAACCACTCGTGAATATTATGTCGGTATAATCGGCGCAACTTGGATAGAGAGGGAAGATCAATGAGTGAAGAAACATTAGCATTAATCGAGCAGTTCGGTATACTGATCAACACGAATACCAGAGACATTATAGCAGAGTATACCCGCTGGCATATGGTGGCTGCTATCTTCTGGGTGTTCGTGGGAGGCATGCTATGTACGTTTGCTATCAACTTCCCCAAGCTAGAGGATTGGGAACTTGTACCTACGCATGTCGTACGGTTCATCCTATTTGCTCTTGGTATGATCTTTATTGGAGCTAACGCTCCTGACCTGTTCAGCCCTGAAGCTGTAGCTATTCATCAGCTGATTTTGGACATCCGAGGCCACTAATGGTTAAGAAGGTAACAATGTGGGAGGCTACTGATGGCAGCCTCCATGCGACCGAGGGGCTGGCTGAGCAAGCTAGCAATCTCGCCGATTTACAAGACTATGTGGATCAGAATCCTATCATATGCTTTGATCATTCAGTTAGTGGATCTGATCTAGTGAGCTGGTTAAAAAAGCAAGACCGTATCTATATCCAGCTGCTACCGGAGCACCCACAAAACCCTACTCCTAGGGTTAACATACCTGATCCTGATGATACAGTTATCTATTGCAGTCATGAGTGGAAATCCGCTGAGACTGATCCATCAGAGCCTTCGTATATGATCTGCAGGAAGTGCGGCATAAACGGTGACGATCTTTATCTGGGGAATAAAAATGGCAATTAATATCAAGTCAACGAAGGATGTCCACACCAACGGGATAAAGATGGTTCTATATGGAGCATCTGGAGCTGGGAAAACAGTCATGGGATCAACTGCTCCTGATCCAATCTATATCTCCGCTGAGAAGGGCTTGCTTTCATTAGCTCATAAGGACATACCTTATATAGAGATCGATACATTGAAGTCACTCGATGAGGCATACAAGTATGTTGTTAAGTCAGAATATGAGACGATAGTTATTGACTCTCTATCTGAGATAACCCAGGTATGTCTAACACAATTCACTGAAAGTATGATCAAAGCATCATCAACTGGCAAGATAGACAAACGGCAAGCCTATGGGAAGAACAATGAAGAGATAGGCAATATGATCCGTAACTTCAGGGACATAGATGGGAAGAATGTAGTCTTCATAGCTAAGGAACGCAAACATACTGATGATGACAGTGGAATCACTACATTCGAGGCGTATATGCCAGGACAAGTATTGCCTTTTGATCTGCCTTACTTAGTAGATGAAGTATTCTGCTTGCAGATTGCCAAAAATGGTGAAAGGTTTGTTCAAACATATATTGACCGCAAGAGGATATGCAAAGACCGCAGCGGAACCCTTGCAAATAATGAGAAGCCCGACTTGGGATTAATCTTTGAGAAAATTAAATCAGGTAAGAAAGCATGAGTATATTTAAACCACAAGAAAACGAGCTGCGTATTTGCCGCTTGTTACAAGAGCATTCAAATAAGACATCTTTGTGTTTCCAATGTATAGTAACAGGAGATCTGTTTACTTCATCTGGAAATGAAGATTGGGCATATGATAGATATTCTGCTATTGAACAGCTTGTTAATCTTTATGGTACATTCTTAGTCAAGTTTGATATTCATAGAGCAAGCACTCGTAGAATGGTAGATGCTAATCACTTCTATGAAGCACCGATGAATTGCATATCGATAAAAGCAAGCAGGTGATATACGAGGCTCTAGGATCGATTCTAAGCGACGATCTTTTTTTAAGGTAGGCTATCCCCTATCTAAAATTAGATCGTAGCGTGGCGACCCCTTCACGGCCTCCCAGATTGACGTTTTAGCTATATTTATAAGGCTTAGGATCGGTGCCTTAGAACCGATCCAATTTGATGTAATGGAGATAGAAAATGGCTCAACTGCCTGGCGTATTTAACGCAAAAGATAACGAGAAGATGACAGACTTCAGCCCAGTACCTGCTGGTTGGTACAAAGCTGAGGTTGTGAAGTCTGAAATGAAGAATACCGCTGCCGGAACTGGCAAGTATTTAAACCTCCAGTTTAAAATCACTGAGGCATCTGATGAAGCACACTTAGGCCGTGTCTTCTATGTCTTGATGAACCTGGTTAACCCTAACCCAATTGCTGTTGAGATTGCTCAGAAAGAGCTGGCGTCGATCTGTTCAGCTTGCGAGATTGAGGAATTGGAAGACTCTACTGAACTTCACGGCATTGAGATCGGTGTTCGTCTGACGGTGAAGCAAGGTGATGCTAACTGGCCGCCAAAGAACGAAGCCAAAGGCTACAAGCCTGCGTCTGAAGTAGAGTTCGAGGAAGAAGACAGCCCTTTCTAGCAAGGCTAGACCCATGGATCTTCTTTGATCTGGATAAACCAGATGAAGACGACCCAATCTGGGGATAGCAAAGAGTGAGTCCTTTAGACGAGTGGACAAAAATACAACGTCAAATCTGGGTGGGAATCCCAGTTCAAATTTAACAAGGAGATTAGGATGGCTATAGTACCAAAGAGAGACTGGTTTAAAGAACATATGGAAGACGGCCTTGTGAAGCAAGACTTCCGGCCTTACATCGGTATGTCTGGGCTCAATGGCCCGTGCAAGCGCAAGATATGGTATGACTTCCGCTGGTCGTGTGATAGATACATATACCAGAGAATTGCCCGTATATTTGAACGTGGAGACCTTGAAGAAGCCAGGGTTGTCAAGGCGCTTGAACAGGCCGGCATGAAATGCGAGAATGTACTTGACGAGCAGATAGAACTGGTAGATGAGACTGGTCATATCAAAGGGCATCCTGACGGCTTAGTATCTAAGCTGCCTATGGCTCCGGTGACTAAGCATTGCCTAGAGATCAAGACCATGAAACATAGTCTGTTTATGGGTTACCTCAAGAAAGGATTGGAGAAGTCATACCCAACCTATTGGGGTCAAATTCATACCTATATGGGTGAGCAGAAACTGACAAGGGCTTTGTTTATAGTCATAGATAAGGATACTGAAGAACGCCACTACGAGCGGATCGAATTTGATGCTGGCGTACACCGAGACTGTATGTCTATAGGCTTAGACATTCTTACCTCTGAAGCTCCACCTAAAAAGATTGGCCAATCAACATGGTTCGAGTGTAAGATGTGTGATAATGCCGGCGTCTGTCACCGAAATGAGCCGATTAAAAAGACCTGCCGCTCATGTAAGCATGTTAACATAGAGATGGAAGGCAAGTGGAGCTGTGGTCTATATGATCATTGGCTTAACTATGAAGATCAAATGTCGGCTTGTGAAGAGTATGAGCTTGATGATGTATTTAACAACTAGTAGGCCGTTTCTAGCCGGAGACCAGATACTTCGGTGCAAAAGTTATGATGACTGTGTTGGTCTACAAACGTGTTCATAATAGCACTAATCATAATGAACTGGTGAAGGATAGGATGTTGGGGTCTCGGGTAATGATGCCTACAGACCCCAACTGACTTTAACTGAGAGGATAAGTGATGAGTAAAGAGATATCAATATTGCTTGACGAGAATTATGCCTTGCAAGCCAAGGTCGAGGAGCTGACTGCTAATTCTGTTCATGGGTGGCGTTCTTGTATCGATCACATAATTCGTCCTGATTCTCCATGTCCAGTATGCAAGGTCGAGGAACTGACTGAATGGAATGGTATCTCTATCGGTTTGAAATGCCCCGCTTGTGATGATGTCGGGTGGTATGTCGCATTTAACGGGGAGCAGGAGCAGTGTGAATTTTGCTATACCTGCCCTGACAGTATATTCAATCGTAAGGCAGCACTAAAAGAGGAGGATGAGAAAT